AATACCACCGCCCATTGTATTGAAACAATTACAGCCTTGCACTATAATGTCAAACTCACCTGCTTCTGCTAGGTCAATTAGATTACCTTTAACATGCTTCAACGCAGTCTTGGGAAAGTCAATTGGATTGTCTGTGTTCGTTACATGATATGTCATTTTTCATCTCCCAGAGTTACGTCTGGAATCACCTCTGATTTTGCAGGTCGTCCTGGTTTCTTTGCGCCCCAAGGATTTGAATAAGGAGCACCTTCTGCTCTACCGCTTTGTCGGTAAGCGCCTTTTTGAATAACCCCACCATTGGCCAGAAAGTCGGCTATTGCTTTGTCCGTTCCTGTTACTATTGTTTCTTTTGTCATGTTAAGCTCCTAAAAAGTGTTGCAAAATTTCATAGTGATCCTCGAAACATTCTTCCGATTTTACATCACTGATTGGTACCCAACGTGCTTTCTCAGCATCGTCATTTCCTTTTACTTTTGGCAGTTCGCCATCAGGCAATTCAATATGAAATGCATGAGTAATAATACGACCACGCGGACTACGACCAATTGCATCAAAGACCTTGCTACGTTTGATGCTACCACGCAATACGGGTGCGGGTACTTTAATCATTGTTTCTTCACGTAATTCACGGATAGCCGCATCCTCTACTGACTTGTCAGTAGTTGCATTGACATAACCGCCGGGTAGTGCCCACAGACCTTTACCAGGCTCTGCTCTACGTTTAATCATTAGTACATGACCTGATTGAATGACTACACTATCAGCAGTACTAAAGATTGGGGGATAAGGAAGTGAGGCATATTGCTTTTTGTAGTTGGCAACAAACTCACGTTCACGGATAATTTGTTCGTACTCAGGTGTAGTGCGGAACTGTTCCAAGAAATCAAATGTAGTTTCAGGAACCACACCTTGAATGAATTTCATGTTAACGTCACGCTTGAAATACAAGTCCCGAATGTCAACTGCACTCAAAAATTCAATGAGTCCTACATTCTCATATCCCCATTGCGGGAACATGTCAAGGTAGAAACTTGAATCATCTTTTTTGTGACCGATGATGCCAACACCTCCACCGCCAAGTACACGATACTTACTCACGATTCCTTGTACACGGACAGCCCATGCTTGGTCGTTGTAAATGGTGTCAATGTTTTCTTCAACATAGACCTGCATGTTAAGACCGCGGGTAGCGTTCTTAATCATTACTGCACGTTCGGCACTTGTGAATGGGTTCTTGTAAGTTCGGGGCTGTTTGCCAGAACCTGTGATAATGACCAATTGGTCAGTCAATACTGTGGCGCGTTTGATAATCTCAAGGTGAGCATTGTGTAGTGGTTGAAAGCGTCCAATGAGGACAAGTGTGTCATACTTTTTTGACATTCTAAACTCCTTAGAATAATTGTCTATAAACTGTCTATCAGTTCACATCTTTATTTATACATAGTATAGCATAAATGCTATTTTTTAGCAAGAAAAAAGAGCACCGAAGTGCCCTTTTTTAATAACCCACTGGGCCTGTCTTTGGATTAGGCCATGCACCACTTTGTGCATTAAAAGTAGTTCCTGGTGGAGGACTTACTTTACCATCACTGTGTCGAGTCCAACCTGCCGGTGTACTCACATACTGATAGCGAGGATCGTAACCATCTTCGCTATGCATCTGACCCTTATCATAACCTTGCTCATATTTAGTTTGATCGGTTGTAGTCCAGTAGTCACCTGTATCATACTCTTGACCAGTAAAACCATCAGTGTAGCCTTTGTAGAAAGCAGTAGAGCCAGTCTTGGGTTCTACTTTCGGTGCCACATAAGTGTTGTTGGTTGCGTTAGATTGAACAGGCTTATTGAAAGCATTATCAATCTTGTCACCTTCGTTGCCGATTTCGCCGACAATTTCATAACGACATGCACGACCCTTAGCATTGTTGTAGTCGCTAGGGATAGAGACCACATCCGCAGGGTTAATCTTAACAATCACAACACGGCTGTCGTAACCATTACCAAAGTGAGGCAGATAGTCTTGACTACAGAAGTGCAAACCAGTTGAGCAAGTTTGATCCTTGTTGTCGTCAACTTCATTGCGTTCCATTTCAACAACTTTACCAGGACTGTTGTCCATAGTGCCACTGTGAATGTCCAAATAGTCATTACGCACTTTCTTGTAAGCCAAGAAATGACCATCAGGAGTAATTGGCAAACTGTTCTTTTCCAAGAAACCGTAGAGTTCATCAACTGCACGTTTGCTTGGGTTAGTCATCAAGTTCTCCATGAAGTTGACCAGAGGCTCGATGGGAAACTCATCTTGCAACATAGCAATCATGCGAGTAGCCAGACCATTGTTCATGGGCTTGCCCTTCCAGAACAAAGTATCACCTTGAACACTCACGTTGCCTTTGCCATAGTTGAGAACAACTTGCTTAGGCTCAACCAAATCCTGAACCTTGTCCCAATCACCTGCCTTGATAGCATCAACTACCTTTTGATAGGTAATGTGAGACTTGGCAATAGTATGGGGCTTGTTGCCGATAACAACAGTTACGTTACTGCCTTGAAGAATAAACGGAAAACTCATTTTAAACACCTTTTGAAGAATCAATCAAGTTAATATACTCACCAACACTTGTACCCTCTACATTGTAACGGCTGATGCTTTTTAATAGAGGGTAGCGAACATAAATCGCTTCTGCCTCAGCCTTGTACTTATCAATTAGTGCAGTCGGATCGATTTTTGCTTGCGCTTCAACCTTGTACTGACGGCACAGATATTCCAAACTATGACGCTTGTTAGTGTTTTCTTCGGTCTTAACGTCCTTGAAAACATTGAACAACTTGACATATGGGCTGTGAGGATTAATCACAAACTTAACTGCATTATACTGATAAAGGTCTTTCCAGTCAATAGACTCTTTGACCAAACCCATGATATCCTTTTGACCCAACTGAGACAATTTGTCCTTAACGTGGTCATCGAGATTGATCCAGTTCTTTTGAGTTTGGATAAACTCAATGTCAGCCTTACGAACACCGTAGATAGTACCAATGAACAGACCAGCCTTGTTCAAGTGACTATGCAGATCCTTAACATCGGACATCACGCCCAAGTTCTGATAACCACTCAGAGGCAAGTAGTAGTAAGTTTGCTTACTGTCAAACGAATCAGCCTTACCAGCATCACGCCATACCATAGGAGTCTGACGGCTCCAGCGACCACGTTGAGCACCTTCAGTCAAGTGCATGATGGTTACGTTCTTACCGATACCACCTGCACGTTCCTTCTCAAGTAGGTTGCTTGCCATGAAACGTTGTGCTTCGGGAGGGCTAGACAATTCCTTAAAGAAAGCCTTAGTGTTAACAGATTTGTTCTTGTCAACCGCCTCGATCACATACACATTGGAATTGTGCTGTTCAAACTTACTATTCTTCCAGTGATGCTTTGCACGTTCCAACGCACCAATCTTAGTGTCATTGGTAACAAAATACGTATCAGAGCTAACACGAATCTGCCATTCATCATGGTAAACAGTACTACCATTTACATTAGTATAAGTATGGGCCGCTTTGATACTAGAGCAGGTAGCATAACTACGACTCTTGCTGAATGCACGAACCGAAATGTTATACTTGTCTGCCAAATCCTTGACAGGGAAGTTAAACTGTTTCATTGCATTCCAACGATTCACACCAGGATCATACAAAGGAAACTTAGTATCAGCCGCATACTTAACGACAGCACTTTTGAACAAAGCACCTTCTTCATAACGCTTTTCCAAGTAGATAGCACGTTCCCACAAGTTGGTAATCTTGTCGGCTTCACTAGCAATGTGAATTGCCAACTGTGTGTTCAATTGTTCCAACTTGATCTTGATAGCGTTGATAGTCTGAGGGATGTACGACAGACCTTCACGTGAAGCTTGGAAGTCAAGTTCACCGATACCAAACTCCATCACCAGACCACATTGCAACAGACCTTGCAGAGGACCGATTGCTTGCTGTGCGTTAGGCACATCAATGGGGTACTTGATGTTACCCATGATAGCATAACTACGGTGACCATCAGCTTGATAGTGAACACCAGGGGTGATGTTTGTTTCCTTGTACTCAGGGTCCTTGAATTTAAAATCAGCAGAACCTGAAATTACTGGACGCAGTTTGAAGTACTCATACACGTAGCGAGCCTCTTGACGGAACTTGTCAAAGTCGTAACGATCTTCCACAGCAAAGCGAACCTCGACACCACTAGGGTCAGTGGTTTCTTCTTCCATCATCAATGCGATAGACGGAACACCTTGCTCATTAATGAAAGCCGTGTAGATACCTTTGCGGCCATCCTTGACTGCGGTTACAGTGAAGTTATCAGTATAACTAAAAGGAGACTTAGAGCCGAGACCCAAAGCGCCGATGAAGGCATTGCTATCAGTCTTAGTAGATTCAAAATATGTTGTGTAAATGCTTGTAACTTGGTCATGAGAAAGTCCTGTACCGTAATCACGGATAGAGAAGAATGGTTCCAATGCATTGGGTAGATGCACATCAAAGGGTGTGTCTTGCTTACCTGCGGCAGTGTGGCTGTCAACTGCATTACAAGACAGTTCACGGATAATCGCACGAATCTTGTTGGCATACAGACCCGAGGACAGAATGTTGAAAGCCTTAGCCGAGTTACGGATTCGGAACTCACCGACTTCGCCTACATTGGATAGGATAGCTTCGTTTTGTACAGTGTTATGTAGTTTCATGTGTGTTCCTATTAAACGTTCAGTGCCTTAGTAAAATTTTCAGAGATTACACCATCTCTAACCCTGACGAATTCACAATATACACGGCCTTCGCCTAAGTGAAATTTCTTATTTTTGATTTGTTCTTCAATGTAGTCCCAACCAAGACCTTCGTTGTAAACACGCATCAGAGCCTTTGCCGCATTACGAGTTTGATACTTGTAACCTTGACCTAACATTTCTCTGCGCCAGTCATCATTCAGCATTTTGTTTCCTGTGTTTCAGTGTCAATACAAGTATTGTATCAGAGTTTGGATTTATTGTCAAATATAGAAGGGGGTGTCAAAGCCAAGGGCGTCATAAACACACTCACGGACTGCGGTGTCAGTAGCCTCACCGAAGTCTTCGGGAAAACGGTCAGCCAAACTACGGAGTTCAGCATAAACTTGAGGCCAATCCATTTTGAGTACTTTAGCACTACGCACGATTGCATCAATTGCATCATCACCAAACTCTGTGTACATTGCGTATTTGGACATTTTGTTTCCTTTAGTTAACTGTCTATGTAATGATTATATACCCAAACCCATTTATTGTCAACCTTTTTTGTTCAATTCTTTCAATGTTTCCTGATGCTCGGCCTTGCTCAGTTCCAACTCATAGACCATATGAATCAGGTAGAGTAACGCTATCACACAGACTCCGATGCCAATGTAATGCAAGGGCACAGCCATCAACAGGACGCTAGTTACGCTACCGGCGAGTACAGCCACACCGACCAGTTTGGCCACGTTAAGCAGGGCAGTTTGTTTAATAGAGAGTTTCATTTTGAATTTCCTTGTTAAAAATTGCTTCGGTGAAGATAGTGCCACCGTATGCACTTTGAAAAGTGAGGGCTACTGCCTCAATATAGAACTGATATATGCGACCAGTTGGGGTAATCAGTGTGTACTTCATATCCAGTTCCTTATTGTCAATACAAGTATTGTATCAGGAAATGGATTTATTGTCAACCTTTACCAGAAGTGAGGTTCCACTGTAGGCTTATCCTTAAGAATCATAACGATTTCATCCTTCTCCGGATATACTAGATTCAAAAGTTCTAACTTTTCACGGCGTTGGCTATCTGACATTTGTATCCAGTTTTTTACTACTTCCTCGTTACCCCAAAGGATACCACGGCTCATAGTAGAACGAATCCAAGCTGTAAGTTTCTTCAACATGGCAACCGTGTTAGCCGGGTGACTATGTGTCATAGCAAGGAACATGTCGTTAGCTAACAATGCAGAATAAAAACTACCTGGTTCAAAACCATGAACCATGTAATTGTAAATTGGGTCTAGGCATTCTCTGTCTACTTCCCAATCACTTGCACCACGTAGGATATGATTCCTGCTGTACTTTGAGATTTCCATATCAACCGTGTTTTAGTATGTGAAATGTTAGATCAGGTCCACCGACAAGACAACATTGGCTTGTATACTTTAGCATACCTTCTTCTCGCCAACGTCCTGCACCAATCGGAACCACACGAACCTGTTTGGGTGTAATTTTAATTACCTTACCTACATGCAGGGTATTGTGATGCGAGAATGCTACGTGGTCGTCAGTTTTTACCTCACGTCCAAGAAGGTCTTTGTGTTCTTCGGCAGGCATACGATTCATTTATCTTCCCACGAATCAAAGTCATTGCGGTGCTTTGGCCGGCGATGATACTGACCCTTCTTAGGTTTTTCAACCTTGTGTTTAAAGGGTAGGTCATCATCAAACAATGCCTTGTGGGCCCGATGTTTGGGTTGCTGAATCTTGAAGGAGATGATATCTTTTTTCATGATACATATAGTATAGCACAACGACCATTTATTGTCAACTAATGGTCAATTCGATACGCTTGATGTTTTTGATAGTGAAGCTACGCCACTCACCTTTTTCCAAGTCAAAGACACGCAATGCCTTTGTACTGTCGGATTGCTTACGAGGCTTAGCATCTTCCTTGATAACAGCAGGAGGTAGCTTACTTGCTTCCAATGTACACTTCATTACACGTTCAGTGCCATCTACCTTAGTGAACGTGATTTTAGCCTCTGTGGTTGGTAAGATACCTTTCAACCAATTGAAAATTTGTTTTTCCAACTTGTCATCAATCTCAGCAGGAATAGAGGGTGCGGTAAATTCAGTTGTCATTTTATTCTTTCCAAGGTGTGAAAAATGTTTCGATCTTTTTATCTTTAGACCAATTTTTAGTGTAATCATTATCAATGTCACACAAAGCCAATGCTTCTTTCTTTGATACTACACGATGGCTAACGATTGTTTCACCAAGATGTTCTTGTGAAAATTCTTCTGCCTCATTCATGGTCACAGTGTCTAGTGCCCACAATGCCTTATCTTTTTCATAGTTGTCAGTACCAACTGGCACTTCAACTACATAACGCATACGAAACATAGAAACAGTTTCAACAAGAACCAATTGAGTTTTTTTACTCATGTTATCATCCTAATTAATCCAACAGTGTCAATAGTAGTCAGCAATAGATAGTTAGCCAACATGCCAAAAGATTTCCTAGTCCAACTAGCCCAAGCATACATAGCACAGCCAATGATCCAAATGGGATAAAGAGCAAGAAGCGGAGGGTTGGGGACTGTGAGTGCCATAGTAATACTGCAACCAATGCTAGTAGCCCAAGCAAGCAACTCAATAATAAAGCGAACTCGGTGAGATTTAAAGTCATCACGTATCCATCCAAACGTTCCTATCAATATATCATTCATTGAATCCTCTGAGTACAAGTGCGGACAATGTGTTCATTGCCAGGAACGCTCGAATACTTCAATGTATCAACACAATCATACACGATTGTAGGATTATTGTAAATAGGTGTGGGTTGCTGTACAACAACAGGTGGTGCATAGTAGGGTTCGTAATAGTTACGAGTCAGACCATATCCAATCACACCACCAATAATTGCAGGGGCTACCCATGTATTACGGTGACCACCGTGTCCACCATGACGGTTATGATAGTGTTGTGCGGCTGCTGTACCTGCGATGCCAACCAATGCTAATGCTACAAGAATTTTTTTCATAATAGTTCTCCTTTACGTATTTAACGCTTTAGACTGTAGGATTGTTGACATGTTCATCAATAGCACGTTGCAAAACAATCTCTACCATTTTGTTGATAGTGATATCACGCTTGTGTGCCTCAAGGGCCAGCATGAGAATTGCATCATTGTCTAGGTCAACAGGAACAACGATTCGCCTATCGAATGGGAGGTTGTTGAACACTGCATGAGCCTTTTCTAGGTAATCTTCTGCAAGTTCCAATTCAATGTAATTGACATTATCCCATGCTTCAAAGGGCTCGATACCTCTTTCTTTGCATTCATCAATATAACCTTGACGATGATCGGGATTAACCCAACGATAGGGTCCTGGAAGATTGTCATTACCATCTTGTTTTGCATCAATATCAGCTATGTAAACAGTTTGTGTTAATGCATCAAACACCACTGATCCATGTGCAAACTCAGATTCAAAATCCAAGTATCGTGCGTTGAGACCAAATGATTTCCAGCCGTATTCACTACCACCGGAAATTCGATGGTTAAAGCATTCGTTAAATTTACTCAGGTGCATGATAATTCCTATATTTTAGATGTTACATTGTACTTCAACATCCATCAGATGTCAAATGATTTGGGTGGTTGTATTATTTACCTAAATAGTGTACGACAATGGTTGGTCCTATTAGACAAATCAGTGCTATAATTTCAATCATTCTTCAACTCCGAAATGTTCTGCAACTTTGCTGGCAATTACCGTTGATTTAACTTTATGACCCTCATATTCAGTATCAGTTCGATAACATATATCCATACATTCCCGAACAATCAACTCGGCGAACTTTTCAGGGCTGAATCTCATATCGAATTGATATTCAACCATTGACTGTTTCATTAATTCTTGAATTCGTTCGTTCATTCTACAAGCCCTACACTTTTCTTAATTTCGTAGCGGGCAATCTTTTCATCAAAGTACATATGAATGCCTTCCATGTAAGGACTTTCTACCACAATCTCACCTATCTCTGTGGCAAGGGCTTGTGTAAATTTAAGCAAAATAGAGTAAGTATCTTCGGATTGATTCAATGGATCACGATCCAAAATTTCTACTGTACTATCAATTAATTTTTCAATTCGTTCGTTCATACTAGTTCCTTGTTTGCTTTTTTAGCACGGATTTGTTGAGTCAGTGTAGGTACTTCATACTTAGTATCCCAACCCCAACCCTTAGCATTGTCCTCGGGTTCTTTTTCATACAGGTTGTATGCTTTGCGAGCCATTTGGGCTGTCTTGAATTCAATCTCAGTGACTGAACCATCTTTGTATTCAATGTAAAAGAATGCACCTGACATGTTTGCTCCGTTGTTTGACTGTCTAAGACTCTATTATAAGCCCAAACCGATTTATTGTCAACCTTTTACACCGAATGTGTTCAATGCTGGTTGCAATGTGTTAATCAATAGTGTCTCACGCTCATGTGCAGGACGCTTGCCACGCACAACTTCAACAACACCGAATACAAAATTTTCTGCGCCACGCTCACGCAACGCACGAGACAGACCCCAATTTTTGTTCTCAGTCATAGCCCGTTGCATGTGCTTTTGCATACGACGGCGTAGTGTGCGAAAAACATTACCTTTGAAAGACAGTGCGGTCAAACCAATGTAGTACTCAAGTGTTACAGTATCTTGGATAAAGTAGATCACTTGGTTACGATCAGTTCTACGCTTGCGGACGATTTTTGAGTTCATAAGTGTATTATATAGCCAAATGGATTTATTGTCAACCTTTGGGCAAACTCAATCCAAAAACCACACAACACCTTCATCAACAGTTACTTCCCCGGAGAATTCTCCCTCGTATTCACCACCGTTTTGGGATACCATTATTTCAGATTCTCCATCAAACTGCGACAGTATTTCTATCAATTCACGCACTAACATTTTCTTCACCTTTTATTTAACTTACCCATAGTATAACAGGTTACCCATTTATTGTCAAATTTCGGAGATTTCGCTAGGACTGACTCTGTATCCACGCTGAAACAAAGTATCGGTCCTAGCGTCCCTGAGGTAGTAAAATGAGTACTTTTGTTTCAGAAAAATATAG